GTTAGGGATCGGCCAGATCCAGACCTTGCACCCCCTCGGGGGATAGTGTAACCCAGATAAATCCGGCGAATAAATATGCATTAGATATGCATTTTATAGTTCAGCATCGCGTTCCTTTGCAAGTCGCCGCAGATAATCTGGATCCAGATGTCCACGATCAGCAGATCTGTGATGTCTTCTGCATAAACAGATCAGGTTTGAATCTTCCAGCAACAGATCAGGATCATCGCGCAGCTTTGTGATGTGATGGACTTCCAGTTCTTCAGATGTCAGCCTGCTGGCTTCGTGATCCATCTTCCAGATATCCACACAAACAGCGCACAGACATTTCGATCGATATATTATTTCTTCCGACTTCTTATGCCATGCCGTTGTATTATGTAGCTTGTCGACTTCTGTTTTGTATTTGTTCCAGTCCTTGCCGACATTACACTTCACATTGTATGGATGGATCCTTCCACATCTGCTGCACGCCTTATACACTTAAATCAACCCCTTCGATCCTTGCGCGTTTATCCAGTAAAGTCAGATAATTCGCCATGACAGAAGATTGCTTCTTCAGCAGCGACAGCGGACAATCCAGTGTGAAGTCCAGCGTTCCTGCTTCAGCCTTCTTGATCATGTTCAGCAGTTTTTTATATCTGATATTCGTCTGATGATATTCTGCTTTGAATCGTTCCTTGTAATCATCAGATGTCATCAGTTCGACTGTATCATTCAGTTCCATCGTTTCCATCCCTTTCATCATCATACTGTTCCTGATCTACTTCTGGAAGGCCTGCAACGCTTGTCAGCAGCGACAGGATTCCTGCCAGTGCAGATGCAGAAGCGACCGCGATCCAGTTCACTTCGCCCATCACAGACGATGTTCCGATCATCGCGACAGCAGTCTGACAGACTGTTTTGATTGCCCTGATTCCAGCAGCCTTGATCCACTTCTTTGTTTTTTCATTCATTGTGATCAACCCCTTTCAACAATTAAATACGTTTAGCATAATCCAGACTGATCCAGCCTGCGCCTGATTTCAGTTTGCCCCATCCTGCTTTTGATCCGGTTCCTGATTTGACCTGAACGATTGTGAAGACGCCTTTTCCGGTGAACTTGCCTGTGTGTGCTGTGTTAGTTCCTGCGCCTTTTCTTATGATCAGATTGTTGATATCCACACGGACTTTGAACGGAACATCTGTCTTCGGCTTTGTGTCCGTTTCCTTTGGTTTATTCGCTGCAGATCCTGACAGCTGCTTTGTGACCGCTTCAGCCAGATCATCCATGCGATCCATCATCCAAGATCCCGGACAGGACTTGTTTGCAAACCAGCGATGGACTGTCAGCAGCATTTCATCATCTTTCGGTTCATATTTCAGCGCCTTTGTTTTGTTGCTGATCCAGATCAGTTTCGTCTTTCCGTTGCGCTTGCAAATATCCACACATAATTTGATCAGTGTCTGATATACAACATCCCTGAACGCATATGGTTCCTTTGTATCAGATGCACATTCGATCGTGACTGCCCTTTGATCGTTGGCGTTGCTGGATGAACACCATGAACGATTTTTTTCTTCCACATACAGACCGACACGGCCATCCTTGTCGATTCCGTAATTGCTGGACGCCTGTGTGGACTTCTTTGCAAACCAGTCGCCCAGACCTTCAGCAGACATCTGGCCAACTATACAATGCGGCGTGATCCTGTCAATCGCGTGTGTCCTTTTGCCTGAATGGTTCGGTGACAGTTTCTTATATACGACCATTTTGCTGTTTGAATATCCCATCATTATCACCTTCCTTTTTTATCGATAATTCAAAAGCGTATTGTCATTATAATAATAACAACACGCCTTTTGATTTTCAATAAATTCACTTTTAAGTTCAATATATTGGATTATTCAGTTGAAAGCATCAGCCAGTATTCCGCCGATATATGCTGCAGCTAATGACGACAGCACATAAACAGATCCATGCAGCAAATCAAACTGATCTGATTCAATTCCCCCTATAAATCCGAATCCCAGCAGGATCCCTGCAAACATCAATATATATCCAATTTTCTTTTTCATGGTTTGCCTTCCTTTCACAATGTTTCACGAATGTTTCACGGATTAATTGTTCCTTTTTCTGTGAATCGCGGCTGCTGGACATGTGGCAAAATGTGATTCATATCCATATGTGTCAGAATCAAGATCCAGCGTTCCTTTTGCAATTTTTCCATCTGGCGTGATCAGTGTCAGTCCACCTTCAGACCAGTCATTTCTGAATGATATTTTTTGCGGATTACATGGCATTGATTTTCCTGCAGCAGTTTTGATCCAGATAATTTCTGCGCCACAACTTTTGCATTTGCTCATGATTTGCCTTCCTTTCATTTCATTCTTGGGCAGTACCAATATTCACAGCAACACACTTTTGTATCATCATATCCGCACATACCAACCCCGTGCGACTCTCTGTAAAAGCTCTTACAGAACATTGCTCTGAATAAATGCCTAATACATTTGCAGTAAAAGATTACATTGCGCCCAAATTCATATATCATCGTCTGCCCCTTTCAACAGTTCATTGCACCGTTTGACGATTTCTGCAAGTCCTTTTTTGCTTACATCAATCTTCTGTGTTACAAAGATTCCGCATGGTTTCTGGCCTACTACTCGCTTACCGTCTATGTAAATAGCGTTGTTTGGTGCTATATCAATCTGATGCTTCATCGTCTGTTCCTTTCATTCTGCGTCGCTGCAGAATCCTTCGTCCTTTGCAGCCATAGATCTGCAGCAGTGATCCTTCTTTTTGCAGTCCTTGCATCTGATCAGATCCTGAACGTATTCGCCGCCCTTGACCTTCATGCAATCTGTGTCTTCTTTGTATTTCACTATTATTTCAGCCATTGTTTTGCACCTCTTCATTCAACATCTGCAAAATATAATTTCCATCTGCATCCGTCAAAGCGCGAAGCCATTGTGATCGGAAGAATCGTTCAGCATCTTCCTTCATGTGAATGTGAACCGGATCATCTGGATCCATCTTCAGTTTTTCCACGGCCTTTCGCCAGTCATCAGCCGCCTGCATTACAATGGCATTCGCCAGTCTTTGATATGGATTCATTTTACACCTCTTCAATGTCATTCCCCTGATATTGCATCATTTTCTTCTTCAGCTTGTAGACATCAGTCTTCACGCCTTTTGTGTCAACAATGTGGAACTGGCCATCCGGTGTGTAATATGTAAAATCTGCAACGTATGTCACAGCCCTGATCTTTTTCCCCTTGAATGTGAATGCTGGCTGAAGTTCGAATTTTACCTGACACCGCAGATCATGGATCTTGCCATTCTTCTGCAGCTGTTCCAGATAGATATAATAATTTCGTTCTTTCAGGCTGTCAAACTTCAGCCCATTGTATTCACATTTCACGTTCTTATATTTTCGGCCTGATCCATAGATCTGAAACCTATTCATCAGGATCACCATCATCAGCGTCGCCGTTGAATATGTTTATTGTGAAGTATAGATCGCCGCACAGATTGATCAGCGGATTCACTTCTGTGATTTCTTCAAGATCTGCCTGATATTCGATGCTTTTGGATTCGCTGGCTTCGTGATCCTTTGCCATAATCTTCTTCTTCATGCTTTCAAAAACCTTTGAACTGATTTCATCATGGCGCTGCATCTTCTGTTCATGTTCATGGATCTGCCTTTCATATTCATACTGCAGTTCATGGATCCTGTGTCTGTAGCAGTTGACTTCTGCAGCCAGTTCAACGATCACATCCTGAAAGTCTTCATTTTCCGGATCCGCTTTCAATCTTCCGAATGTCTGGATCAGAAGATCCTGTTTCTGCTTGTCCGTCATGTTTTTTGTGTGTGGTTTGATCATTTCTTTCCCCCTTCTTCTTCATTCAATACTTTGGCCAGCTGTTCAGCGTCTTTTCTGCTATCCCACAAGCCGCCATATGTTTCCTGATTCTTTTTGACATCGTCATCGCATACATCGCGCAGTCTGTAAACTTCATAAAATTCCACGCCTGCGATCTTCACTGATTTGACTTTCCAGTTGCTTTTCACGCTGGTTCCCCCTTTGAATTGCGTTTTCTAATGCCAGCACAGCCACGATCAGCATCATGGCAGCGCCTGCAAACATTCCAGTGATAAAATATCCAATCATGACATGTGGCCTTTCCGATAATATCTTCTGATTTCAAGTTTCAATTCATTCAGCATCACATCCAGCAGATCTTCTGATATCTTATATTTTCCAGATTCAAGCGCTTCAAGTTTTGATTTGCTTAATACCACAACATATCTGACAGGCGTCATATACTCTGACATTTCTATTCTGACGCCATAATCGTCCGCCTTTGATATTCTCACATCAATTTTGTCATGCGCGTTGATCCAGTTTAACAGATCCATGTCACATCACCTTCCATTCATCCTTTGTTGGCGGCTTATTTGCCTTTCTAAACTCTTTTGTGACCATATACGACATAAACATCAAGAACATGATTCCGCCTGTCAATACGCCGAAAATATAGATTATTATGTATAATATTATTCCCACGGCGCACCCCCTGTTCAATGATCGCCCCAATCAGGCGCATCCCAATCCGGAATTTCATTCCAGTCTGTTGATGTAGGATCAAACGTCAGATCCTGCTGCGGCTGCTGGTTCTGCTGCTGTCCGGATCTTGTGTTCAGGAATTCCACACGATCAGCAATTATGTCTGTTGTATATACCTTCTGGCCGTCGTTGTTTGTATATGATCCGGTCTGGATCCTGCCTTCGACAGCACACTGGCTGCCCTTATGCAGATACTTCTGAATGTTTTCTGCGCTATTAAAGGCCACGATCTGAAGGAAGTCTGACTGATATTCGCCATTTGAATCTTTGCGATCTCTTTTGACAGCCAGTCTGAATCTGGCCATCATGTGACCGGATGACAGCGTTCTGACTTCCGGATCTGTGCAAAGTCTTCCGATTAATTCAACACGATTCATTTTGATCCCCCTTTCGGTGCTGTGATCTTGACATATCCTTTGCGGCCTTTCTTTGTGGCCGTTCTGGTCTTCTCATATTTCTGATATACATCAGGCTGCTGTTCTTTCAGATCATCAATGTCAAAATATACTTCTTCGACTTCTTTGTCTTCTGTGTCATTGACCAGTGTGATTTTGTAATGGTTCGGCGTTTCCCATGATTTGACGCCTGCTTTTTCCATTGCTGTCTTCAGGTTTTCTTTTTCATCCTTGATCTTCTGTTCAATGACCTTCATCGCCTGCAGCTGATCTTCGAACTGCAGGATCCTTTGTGTGATCGATGTGATGTCCTGTGGCAGCAGTGCGGATTCTTCAATGAATGGATCTTCCTTGACCTTCTGCAGATCTACTCGGAAATTGTCGACTGCAGTCATTATTTGATCAACCATTCCCAGATAATCATCAATAAAAATGTTGTATATATGCAGCCTTGTGACATCAAAGTCTTCATCAAAGTCTTCCGGCCTTTCATAGACGGCCAGCGTTCCATATTCAGCGCCAGTCGCCTTCATATAGAACAGCAGCTGCACCAGATAAATCTGATAATCATCGACTGTGTCATATATGTGCGATGTGGTTTTGATCTCCAGTATACTTCCAGCGGATTCGCCATCAGTATGGATCCGGATATCGTCATATATGTGCATTCCTTCAGTGAACTTCGTTCCGTCAGTTCTAATGCTGTTCACATATTCCCTGATCTTCGGTTCCATGACGTTCCCATATTCAGTGTATATGTTGCCAGCAAAGTCATCTTCCTTATATCCTGCCTTTTCCAGCAGCAGATCAAATCTGGTCTTATATGGCGACAGATTCATGATGACCGGAATGTCAGATCCGCCGATGTATTTGTCGCGATCTTGCTTGACTGTTTCCTGCATCTTGATCCCCCTTTAATTTGCATCTTTCTTCAGTGTGTACTTTGTGAAGTGTATCATTTCACCATACCTGTTTTCACGATACACTGTTTTCTTTTCGAACTTATATCCCATTCGTTCCAGTTCGCAGATCCGCGCAGCCAGTTCAACGATTCCAAGTTCATTAAATGCTTCAGCCCTTGTGATGGATCCGAAGTCTTTGATGTACTGGATTACGCGATCCCTTTGTGTCATTCGTGCCATAGTCTTCCCCCTTTTTAATGATTCATGATATATTCATCGCCTATGTCATAACCGATATAATCATCTGCGCTGATTTCGACCTGAATATCAACGTAATAATGGCCATTATATTCGTATTTGTTAGTGATCCAATAACTTGCTGGATCCGGTTTACTAAATATGACAAGGCTTCCTATAATCACAACTATAGCGATTATAAATAAACATTTGCGCATGTCAGCCCCCTTTTATCCTTCGATTTCCTTCATCAGTTCATTGCAGGCATTGAAGAAATCTTCATTCGTGGACTTTGAATTCAGTTTATACTGTGCCGCATAGCTGTTCCGGTTCAGTCCGTATTTGTCGCAGATCTCCATGAATTTTTTCATGTAGTTGATCCCATCTTCAGCCTGCGGATCTGCAGGCTTCTGGATCTGCTGCTGATCATCATCCGGCCGCTTGAATTCATCTGCTTCACTGTCAGAATACACGCCAGCATATGCCAGACGGCTGATCTTCAAGACTACACGATCAAAGCATCTTTTCAGCGCCATCGCATACGGATAATTGTTTTTCAAATTCTGATGACTGACTTCCCCACATTCGAAGATCCCCTGATCTTCACATGCATACATGAACACAAGTGATCCTGCATATCCTTCCTTGTCAATGACGATGCAGTTCGGCCTGAATCGCTTTTCTTCCGGAAGTGTGTCATTGATCTTCAGACATCCATTGTGACTGATAATCAGTCCAGTGTATGCCATCTTTTCTGATTTCGTTGCGTTCATCAGGATCCAGAAGTCCGATTCATCAAGAACATCTTTGTATTGATCCGATTCCAGCATTTCAATGACCTTCTGTTTTGCCTGCGTGTATTTTGGCGACTGCCAGACTGGAAGTTCTCTTCCATGCTTCGGACTAAATTCTGCAGGCTTTTCGCCGAAGTTATATGTTTTCTTTGCCATCTTCTTTGTCCTTTTCTTCCTTCTGCTTCTGCAGTGCTTTCAGTGCGTCTTCCTCTTCTTTTTTCTTCTGCAGCGCTTTCAGTGCGTCGGTATAATCTGAATATCTGACTGCTTCAATAAATGCCATGATCGCGCTGTCGTTTCCAACCTGAAGGCCGTTTCCGTTATATGTCAGCGATGCACCATCCAGCAGCATGTTCACCAGCGTTTCGAATCTTGATGCATTGATTGCGTTATCCTGTGCCGATGCGATCAGATCCTGAATCATTCCCATTGTGTTGTCATCCATTTTAATTTCCCCTTTCTGTTCTCTTTGATCTAAATAAATAATCCAGCGGAAGATCCAGCCCTGTTTTTTCCTGAAGCACATCTTGAATTGCTGTCATTTCTGCCAGTGTCCAGTCCTGAAGGCCTGATCGCTTGTTGTAGATCGTAGACACTCCCATGCCGATGCTTTTGGCCAGTTCCGCAAGTGAAACGCCTGCGCGTGCCATTTCCGCCCTTAAATTTTCGAATTCAATTTTTTCGCTCATAATATCAACCGCCTTTCATTTAATTGAACCGACTTTTCAATATATTGATTTTTATGCTTAAATTGTAGCACTATATTTTCAAAAAGCAACAACTATTTTTCAGTATATTAAC